CATACGTCGTTCGCGTGGTGCCGTGGTGCGTAACACACTCAGCCAACTGAAATCGACGTGCCTGGTGACCATAGAGGAGTGGCTGAGGCCTGTGATCCACTACAAGGTCTCTGACTCGACCATACAGGTGCGGGCGGGGGACATTCACGCAGACTGGCTGCTGCTGCCCCTGGACACGCCACAGAACATCCAGAGGCTACTTTCTCTGGAGCTTACGTACGCCTGGTGCTCGGAAATGCGGGAGTTGCCCCTGGAGATTGTGCAGACGGTTTTCTCGCGTACTGGCCGGTTCCCATCGAAAGTGAATGGTGGGGCGACGTGGCGAGGACTCTGGGGGGAGACGAACTCGTTCTCCGAAGACTCAGAGTACAACAACTTTCTGGAAGTCGACAGGCCCAAGAACGTAGCTTACTTTATTCAACCAGGTGGGATGGAGAGTGATGCCGAGAATGTCGAGAACCTGCCGGATACGTACTACCAGGATATGGTGGAGGCAAACTCCCCCGACTGGATAGACCAGTATATTCACAACCAGATTGGGCCGAGTCTCTCGGGGCAGGCGGTGTTTGCCAAGAGTTTCGACTACGAGTTCCATACCAGGGACGCGTTGACACCAGACTTTAACCGGGCGCTGATCGTTGGCGTCGACACCGGGCGTCACCCCGCCGCGGTGGTCGGGCAGATAGACTCGCGGGGGCGCATGCTGGTGCTGTGCTCCGTTGCGGCTGAGAATATGGGCATGGAGAAGTTTGTGGCTGAGAAACTGCGCCCGCTACTTACGGACAGGTTTCAGGGCGCCGGGAAGTACTTTTTGGTTATGGACCCGGCAGGGCGGCAGAAGTCCCAGATAGGTGAGGAGTCGGTGTTTGACTCGGTCAAGCGACTGGGGTTTTCTGCGGTGCTGGCACCTACCAACGACATCGAGCCCCGCCTGAGGGCGGTCGAGAAATACTTGCAGATGCAGATATCGGCGGGCGGCGGCATGCTCATAGACCGGGCGTGGAACCAGGGGTTGATACGAGCGATCATGCACGGGTATCGGTACAAACGCAGTAAAGACGGGGTTCTTGGGGAGAAACCAGAGAAGCTCCACCCCGAGTCGGACCTATGTGACGGGCTCCAGTACTTGTGCTTATCAGCAGACTCGGGCGTAATAGCTCGCTCGATGCGTAGCCCACGGGAGCGTAAACCACCGCCTGCGGCCGCAGGTTGGACTTGACAACGCAGTAACAACCACCCAAACTCGGTGGAAATAGCCCATATGGACGCATATGCCAGGTCTTACAACTAACGCGAACGTGAGAAATCTCTCTACAGGGTCAGCTTCTTCTGCTGGCCCCGCCATTGCGTCGCCCCCAGCTAACAGTAATCCAATGGGAGACGGTGGTCTCCTGAGGATCGTGTCCAACGAGGATATGGTCAATGCCGAGAACGACGAAGGTCGCCAACAACGTGAACACGAAGAAGCAAGCGAAGAACTAAAACGACAGGGTATAGCAGGTCATATCCGGGAGCAGTTCTATGACTTCCGAAGTCAACGTGAAACCAGAGGAATCTCTGTCAGACTCGTCGAGGCCCTCAGGGTCTACCGAGGAGAATACTCAGACAGTAAGCTCGCGGAGATACGCAAGTTTGGTGGCTCCCAAGTTTATTCCAGGCTCTCAGCGCTCAAGTGCCGAGGCGCCACCGCCATGCTCCGAGACATCTACCTTGCCGGAGAAAGACCCTGGTTTGTAGAACCTACCCCAGACCCCACACTACCTGAAGATATCACTAAGTCTGTTATGGACCTTGTGAATGTCGAGACACAGAAAATGCAGGCGGCCGGGCAGCCAATAGACCAGGCGCAGGTACAGGGCCGAGTCAAACAACTTACACAGAGTGCAGAGAAAGCGGCGCTGAAGCAGGCCCACGAGGATGCTAAAGATGCTACGGTATATTTAGACGATATGCTGGTAGAGGGCGGTTTTTATGACTCCCTGACGGCTTTTTTGCATGACTTAGCCATATTCCCATACGCTTTTATGAAGGGCCCGGTTGTAAAGATGGCCACAGACGTGAAGTGGGAGAATGGTGAAGCGGTCGTCAAGGACCTCCCCAAAATGTACTGGACTTCGCCTAGCCCGTTCGATATTTACTGGCAGAGCGGCGCCCCAAATTTTCATGACTGCGATATTATCGAGCATCTGCGGCTTACCAGGGCTGACCTGAACAACTTGATAGGAGTACCTGGATATAACGAGCAGAACATACGCGACGCACTGACTGAGTTTGGCAACGGCGGTTTGAGCGACTGGCTAGACTACACAGACACAGAACGCGCCCATATGGAGGGTAGAGAAGACCCCCATATAAACATAAGCAATTTAATCGATACGTTGGAGTTCCACGGTAAGATACAGGGCTCCATGCTGCTCGATTACGGATTTACCTCCCAGGAGATACCTGACAAGGAAGTCGATTATTTTTGTACCGCCTGGATAGTAGGGAGCCACGTGATCAAGGTTCAGATAGACCCGAACCCACGTAAGAACCACCCGTATTACAAAACATCCTTTGAGAAAATACCCGGTGCCATTATCGGATTCGGTATTCCAGAGATATTGGATGATATCCAGGAAGTAGCCAACGCATCATTGCGTTCTCTTGTGAACAACCTGTCAATAGCGTCCGGGCCCCAGGTCATTGTCAACGATGACCGGATTGACCCCGCCCAGGACACGGACGACTTATACCCATGGAAACGGTGGCACACTCTGAACGATCCGATGGGCTCAGCCGAACCTGCTGTAAACTTTTTCCAGCCGCAGTCTAATTCCCAGGAACTACTGTCGGTGTACAACCAGATGACACTAATAGCCGATGAGATTTCAGCTATTCCACGATACATGACTGGTTCAGCCACAGGGCAAGCAGGCGCCGGCAGAACAGCCTCTGGCCTCAATATGCTGATGCAAAATGCAGGTAAAGTGCTACAAAGTGTTGCAGCCAACATTGATAGTGATATATTTAGCCCACTGCTACAAAGGTTATACGATACTGTTCTCCTGACAGATTCCTCCAAGAAACTGCAGGGTGATGAGCAAATACGTGTAAGAGGTGTAGTATTCGCTAATCAGCGCGAAACAGAACGCTCCAGAATGCTGGAGTTCCTACAACTGACGGGCAACCCAATTGACTCGCAGATAGTAGGAATGGAAGGCAGAGCTGAGTTACTACGAGAGATCGCGGATCGAATAGGCCTGGATGGTACGACAATCGTTCCAGATGCCGAAGCAATCACTGCCATGCAGCAGCAGCAAAGTATGGCGCAACAACAACCTGGTGGCCCTGGTGATGAAGCTGGTGCCCCGGAAGAAGGACTAAAGGCTCAGGCCTACGGCCCATCTGGTAACGCAGTTTAGGAGAATAGGATGACTCAGGCTTCACAACGACACAAACGAGAAATACATGGTGTAGACGCCTCCGGTTGGGATGGCTCCACACCGATTGTTGCTAACGCTACACCAATCACCACAGCTGCTCCAGGCGGCGGTAATATAGCTGTAAATCTGGTTGACCAGGATGGAGCTCCAATTACAGGGGTGTCTATTGCTGGTGTAACTTCTGATGCAGGCGTTGTAACTGTAGTTTCACCGGAAGTAACAGATGTAAATGGTGACATCTCTATGGCGTATACAACCGTTGCTTCGGGCAGTGCATACGTTCAACTGAGCTATCCCGGTAGTGTGAACACTATCTTCGTAAATTTTGAAATCCCATAGGAGAAGTAAGATGGCTAAAAATGTAAATAAGGATTTAGTAAAAATAGCTGGTACCCCGCTGTGTGCATCTGATGGTCAGTTAACACGAGCTGTAAAGGTATCCGGCCCTGGCGATTTCTCTAGTATGAAATCATTTGCCCCGAAAAAGGGTGCTAACACCAAAGGCAAGTATATTGTCGATGGCGTGTAAGAGGAGGTGATCCGTGTACGAAACGTATCCGAGTAAAAAACATTGCAGCAAGTTCGGCAGCAAAACAATCGCTGGTGACGGTGTTGGTACTAGTTATCCCGGTGGCATGCCTGGTAAAAAAGATGACACTATGAAAGTTAAGTGTGATTCCCAGAGTGGCAACGGTGGCAGCGCAGCTGGAGATAGTTATCCAAAGAAGGGAATCAAATCTTTCCCTGGTTTGGATGGCTTGCCAAGCTAATGTTTGATACCTATGGTAAGAGTGGCAGAAAAGGCAAGGCGCCCGGCTACCGAAAGAATAAGGGAGCTGGTGAGCTAAAGAACGTTGATACCGGGTTTTATGGGTCTCAAGGTACTTTTGCAAAGTCTGAGGACAACGAACGAGTGGATAACTACGCCAAACCTGGCACTTCGGCGTTTGGTCGCCAGAGTGACCCGTTTGAAACAAGCTATCCGACCTCTCGGTATAGAAGTCGTCGTCCTTGAAGCTCAATGAAGCCCAGGCGGAATCTGTACTGCGCCTTAGAAACAA